AGCCACGTTTTGCAGCTGTTGAACATCTCGCCGCGTTTGTTGAGCATCTGGGGATCGGTTGAGCCGCCGCCGAACGGGATTAACTGCCACGTCCGGCCCCATCCGTCACCGATGGACTTCAGCCCGGTACCGTAGCCGAAGTCGATGAACACCGCGTCAGCCTGATACTGGTCCTCAAAGTCTGCGATGCGCTTAGCCATTATCAGATCGTCGGTGGTCTTGTTGCCGGTCCAGAGCACTTTGCTGTGCAGCCCCTGGCGCAGGTATATCACCGCGTCATCCACGCCTGAATATGCCGGGTCGACGCCGATAATTACCGGTGCGTGCGCCACCTGGGCGGCGGTCACTACGCGCTTCATCGCCTCGTCAGTCAGACCGGTCGGGATAAACTGGAGTTCTGACGCGTCAGGGAAGATCCCCCGCACACGGACCTTCACGAAGTCGCTGTCCTCGCCGTAGTCATCCACCCATTTCTGGAGCTGCTGCTTGTTCGTGCCTTCCACGGTACGGCTGTCAATCTGCGCGCACTTCCAGCGGTGTTTGTATTTGCGGAAGCATTCGCGGAAACGCCCGGTGTTACGCGTCGGGTTCCCAAACGCTACCCAGATGATTTCTGTGTCTTCGTCCGTCAGCGCACCCTCGGCAACCTCCCACACCAGATCGGCAATGTTGGAGGCTTCGTCGAATACGACGATGATGCGCTTACGCTCGTTGTGCAGACCGGCGAACGCTTCCGTATTGTGCTCAGACCATGGGATGGCGTCAGCGCGCCAGCGTTTATCGTGACCCGGATCGTTGCTGTACATCGCCGTGGCGGTGCAGGTGAACCACTCTTTCGTGATAGCCAGGTTCGACCATTTGATGATTTCCGGCCATGTCTTGGTGCGCAGCTGGTTGTCGGTGTTGGCGGTCACCACCACCTTGCAGTCCTCGCAGGTGGACATGCCCCAGTTGATGAGCATCGAGATGAATGCGGACTTGCCGATGCCGTGCCCGGATGCCCGGGCCAGCATCAGGGGCTGATGACGCGTCGCGGGGTTCTGGAGGTGATCGCGTATCTCGCGGAATGCGTCAGCCTGCCACTTACGCGGCCCGGTGGCGTGCGCCAGTTCTGTGCCATCCTCGCCCCACGGGAACGCATACAGCGCATAGCCAAGAGGGTCATACGTGAACGAGGCTATATCATCGACGAGCTGCTCTTCCGGTGACATGGTTGCGGCTGTCATTCTTCACCACCAGCCTGCTCTTTGACGCGGCGGCGCGCTGCGGCCATACGGTCTGCGATGGTGACGGTGCCGGAAACCTCCAGACGCTCTTTGAACGCGTTCACGTCGACGTGCTTGCCGATAAGCTCCAGGTTCTTCACCTTGTCCGGCCATTTAATTTTTTTGAGGATAGTCTCTATCGAATCCTCGTTCATGTTCATGATGGTTGAGGACAGGTCGAACCCGCTGAGCGTGGTACGCCAGATTTTCGGCCATTCTCGGATAGGTTTCAGGCTGCCGTCATCGTTCAGGATATCCAGCACATCCATCTGGTCGATTTCCACCAGGCGCATAAGGACGTAATCAGCGCTGACGCGGTTCCGCTTGTTGCGTTCCTCCATCAGTTCAGCGATTCGTTTCTGGATCCTTTCGTCACGCATCATCACGCTGGCTTTGACCGCTGCCGTATTAGGCGAAAATCCTGCATCGATCGCCGCCTGAGACTGATTTTCAGGTGTCTTAATGTAGGACTGGCAGTAAGCCTCCTGCATCGCTGTAAGAGGCTTATATTGCGTTGATTTGCGTTTGTGGGCTTTTGGTGTCGCGGGCATCATTACCACCTGAGTAATTTTATTACCATGCAGGTAATACTATCACGCCCGCGCAGATGTTACATGAGTGGTATCGGGTCGGGACGCTGATTGTCCACGCGGTTCAGGAAGTGGGTAACCACGCCGTGCACTGTCGTATCGTCCAGCGCCTCGCCTTCGAGCGCCTCACCCTCAGGAGTGATCAGCGCCTTGCCCTGCACGATGGCGAACTCTGTGCGGCCACAATAGGAAATCAGCACGGTATCACCCGGATGTGGTTTATGGGAAACATTGATGATTGCATAGCCCGCCGACGTCTCAATGGTGCGGCAGTTGCCGTCATAGCCGCACAGGCTGGTGATGGTGAGAGTCGCTTCTGCGTAGTCTTTTGCCGGAGATGGAAAGCCCATAATGGAACCTCACATAAAAATACTGTACATTTAAACAGTATAATCATGTGAGGATTTAGTCAATGCGTCGTGACCTGTCACACCGCAAGTTTAGTTTCATGCCAGCCCTGCGTTACCCAGCATGCGGAATCTCCGCTGCATGGGCAGGACTTCACCGGCAGGCTGTCGCCGCACTTCCCGCACTGGTTAGCGCTGAGAGCCTTGATGCGGCCGCGCACCCGGGCATCATCCTGGCGGATCAGCAGAGCAATGTACTCGCTCAGTTCGTATGGCTCGCGACCCGGGCGACGCGCTGCGCAGTTCCGCTCCAGCATCTCCATTTCCTGCTCATCGAGCACCAGCTCCAGTTTGCGTTCACCGGCCTCCGCCTGGCGGGCGCGCTGCGCTGCTTTGCGTTCTGCTGCTGTCTTAGCCATTTCCATTCTCCCTGTTCGTGTCAGCATGACCTGCCAGATACTTGAGGAGCATGCGGTACGCTGCAAGCTGATACTCCTCGTTAATGGTTAACCCTAATGCGTATTCAGCATTGCCTCGCGATTCAAGCCGCTTAATCTTTTCGGCCAGAGATTCCTGGGTTACGTTAACCATCACCATCCTCCTTCTTCGCCAGTTTCAGCATCGCGTCGCCATAGCGTTCGATACCCATGGCAAACGCACCTTTCACGTTGATGCTCTGGATAATCTCCGACGGCACCACCACCGGCATCGGCACGCGGATGACCAACTTTTTGAGCCTGTCGACTTCCCCGGCCAGCTCCAGCAGGCGGGAGCGGCAATCCTCTGCCTCCTCGCGCCACCAGGCCGCATCAGCCTTAAGGCGGCGCATTCTCCGCTGTTTGAGTTTGCTCACCATGGCAGCCACCCCATGCCCTGAAGTGCGCCGATGACCAGCAGCACGAACATCACTGCGTCGAATGGGTTAGGCATGGATGTTCACCTTGATAGCGAAGACCTTCACCGGGTCGGGGCCGAAGTGCGGATGCGTTATCACCTTCACTTCGTAGCCGGCATACGGAACGTCGATACGCTTGCTTGCGTCGCTGCGCTTTGGATAGCCACGGGTGATAATCAGACGGTCAAACCGGCGCGGTAATTGTTGGTTATGGCCATGGGATAGCCTGCGGCACCAGTAAGGATTTACAAGACGATACTCTTCTTTTTTCTCACCTGACTTCATCTGGTCGAAGTATTCACCGTTAACAGCCAGTTGCAGGTTAGCCATGATTAAACACCCCTTTAACCGCACCCCATGCAAGCTCAAGAAGAGATGCCCAGGCTACGTAAAGGTGAATCCCAGCGGCCACACCAAAGCCAATTATCATTGCGTATTTCAGCGCTTCGGATTTACTCACGGCTTCACCTCCTGCTGCGGTGCTGCTGGCAGTGGCATCCAGTGGGTTGGCTGGCAGTAAATGCCAACACCGTTAGGCAGGGAAGAAAAACGGAAATAACCATCTCGTTCATTGCGCTCCATGTAGCCGACCATTTGCTCTTTTTTGTCAGAGCAATAAACCTGGACATCGATTTCACGCTCCGGCATCCTCTCACTGCAAGCCACCCAACCATCCGGAATCACCGGAGAGTTGCTCTCAAGCACCTCGCGTACAGCTTCAAACGCCGGAGTGACATACTCAACATCCTCTTCGCACACAGCGCCCAGTGCGTTAAGTGTATCGCCCATGAAAGACATGGCCTGAAGAGCCTTTTCCAGCGCATCGATAACACTGGCAGGCAACTTGTAAGCCGGCGTTACAAGTTCAGCCATCCCCGCATTCTCCGCAGCCAGCTTCTCAAGCTGCATCTGCAGATTCTCGATAGTCGCATCAGCAGCACGGAACTCGCGCTGAGACTCTGCGAAGTCTTCATATCGCACATACATCCCATCAGAGCTTTCTTCCAACTCATCCCATGATTCGTTGCCACGATATTTAGTTTTTAGTTCGTAACGTTTCACGCTCATCTCTTTACCCCCGCTTACCCGTATAAGTTATTGATTACGTTAATATCAAAAAGGATCGTCGTTTCAGAACACTTCTACATTCCATCCGCCACCGGCTTTCTTCGGCTTCACAGTCACGCCGATGATGCGGAACGGATACTGATCTGCTGCGACTTTGGTTTTCACCCTGGCGTCGTCGGTCCAGAAACCCTTCACTTCGTGCAACTCAATCTCACCGGTGGTGAGCATCACCGCGAAGTCCGGCGTGTAGAACGTGTTATCAGCCAGGCGCAGCTTGATACCTTCGAACCGGTACCAGGCCACCTCACCGGCATGCTTGCGCAGCTCCAGGTGCTGGCAGTACGCAGATTCTGTTTTGTTCATCTGGCCTGTCTTGAGTCGACCAAGAGCCTGTAACTGCTTTCTCATGATTTACCCCTTAGGTAATTTAAATCCACATTAGAGTTAAAATCAATAGCTATGCGCATATTTTATTACCTGCAAGGTAATTATACAGGCGTAAAAAAATGCGCTGCCGCGCTGGTGCTACCTGATGAGTCCTGCCGCTTTCCCTCGCCGGTATTCCTCCATCAGCCACTGGGCCGGTGTCATTCCTCCCAGGGTGGCGGCATTCGGCATGCATCCGAAGCTCTTACCGGGAGGGTGGTAAGCACTCCCCCCTGTATCCGCTGGCGTTTGTATCGGCTCTGGCTTTGCCTGGATACTCAGTACCGGATCAGGAATCTGGTGACCGGCCGCCACTTTTTCAGCCCATTCCTCCAGCAGTTTGCGCGCATGCTTCTCGACTTCAATCTCGCTCAGCTGGCGCTGATACATCGCACGGCGGGTATCGCACACAATCCAGTACATGACCGGGTGGCGCCACGGGAATCGCTCGGGTCCGCCAGGCTGGAGGCTTTTCTCTTTGGCGTAACGGTGAAATTCCCCCATCACGTCCTCGATGCTCACGCCCAGCACCATCTTGCTGTCCTTGCACCACTTGATGAACTGCCCGGGCGACGGCCAGAACGGTGATTCACTGGCGCGGGCATGGCGCATTCCTGCCGATACCTGCTCGCGGGTACGGATCCCACCTTCAGCAAATGCGGCTATCCACTGGCGCTTCGCGTCGGTTTCCTGCTGCACGGTCTTCAGGTTGGTCTGCTCGGCAGCCGGGAAGAGTTGCTTAAGCTGTTTGAACAGGGCATCGACGAGACGCTCTGCGCTGATGTTTACAACGTTGTCCTGCTGATCGTGGTTATTATCCGGGCCCATCATGCGAGCCATGGCTCCAGCATCACGATTCTGAATTGCTGCGAAAACGTTATTCATAAGAAATCCTTCCAGCCCTCAGGGCTGTTCCAGTGTGGTACGTCATCTTCAGAGCTATCACCTCGCTTTCCTGCCGCTCTTTTTTTCCTGTTCATCAGCAGCCGGGCAAACTTCTGCTCCCACTGCACGTGTTGCATCACATTACCTTCCGCCATCCAGTAGGTAATGAATTCAATCAGGTCTGATTTTTTGTACCCGTCAGCAGGTAGTGCATGACCCCACATCCTGGCGCGCATGACAAAGTCATCTGACGGCTGCCAGTTTTCATGCATGGTGAATTTGCCGATCGGTTCCCCGATACCTGGAACGACAACCGGAGGGATTTGAATTTCTTCGCGCGAAGAGAGAGGGGTTTTATTTATATCTTCTCTTCTCTTTATCTCTTCTTTATCTGTCGTGACATTCCGTGACTTGTCGTGACATTGCTGTGACTCATTTCCATCTTGTTGCTTAATACGCTGCCTCTCACGCTGCTCTCTTTTTCTCTGAGTAGCTGATTTTGCTCCGGTTTCATCATTTCCACGGTCCTCCTTTTTAGGCTGTCTACGCTCCCACCCAGTAAGGTATGCTCCATCCAAAACACGTCCCTGCATGGCGTTAATAACAGCGTCTATGTCACACTCAGCCACGTCAAAATGTGACGCTAAATCCTCGTTCGTGACATCAACGTGACCTCGCGTGACATTTTGTGACCCACTCACTAGAAGGTGGACATATACGGCCTGAACGAGAGCTATTGGTTGCCCTGATATTCTCGCAATGGTTCTCCACTTCGGGTCGTTAGGCATGTCATGCCAAAGACGTAGCCATTGATTAGCCATATGAACCTACTCTTTTTCGAGATCAGTAATTCCACAGAGGCGCAACCCAGCGAAGCAACCAACCTCAACCATGTCGCAGTACATTGTCTGATCAGAAATGTTCAGACGGTGCCACATAATTAGCATCGCCTTTTCTTCTTCTGACTCTGCTTCAATGCATAATTGGGCACTGCTTCCGGAGAGAGAAATCTTCATGCTGCCTCCCGTGCTTTTTTGGCTGCCTTCATTTTATCCGAGCGCAGCTGCTGCTGACGTCGAGCCCGCTCGTTGTTGCACTTAACGCATTCACCGCTGAGGGTGTAGCGCTCACTGTCATGCCCGTGAATGCACTTCTTGCCGGTGTAGAACCTGGCAAGGCCCATTTCGAGAGCTTCACGCTGTGTTAATCGCTTCATTTGCACCTCTCTTTGAAATTTATCTTTGGTAATTTTGTGCGATGACCGAAAAAAGATCAACCATATTCGGATCATTATTACCTGAGAGGGCTGAATAGATATGAAAAGACCGCCAGAAGGCGGCCTGATGGGGGTTTGAAAGAGGTTTTATTCGTAGAAGAAGATAGCCAGTTCCGGCTTTGTTCTGACCCATCCGCGTTGTTTACATGCCTTAAACAGTCCATTCATCAATGTCTTACCGGGCATTTTCCGGCGGCCTGTCAGATGTGTCTGGATGTAATGGCTGGTCGTTCCGGCCTCGTCAGCAAAGGCATTTCGCTCATCAGGAGTGAGTTGCAACCAGTGTTTTTTGAAGTCGAATTTTTCGTTCTCGCTCATAGCTATTGCCTGATATTAATTTCAGATAACAAATATTCACCCAGAAGGTAATAAAAATCAAGGTTTGTTACCTGTGAGGTGCATTTACCTGTGGGGTAAATTCGCTTTTAATTGACGCACTAACTAATTCATATATGAGGCGATTCACCAGAGCATGAAAAGTATTCAGGATATCCGCAGGCAGAATATTAACGATATCATCTACCGTGACTTTAACGGGGTGCAGACTCGTCTGGCGGAAAAACTGGGAACTCAGGCAAACCTGGTGAACCGCTGGGCCCGCGGGCAGAAGGTTGTTGGTGACACGGTGGCGCGCAAGATTGAGAAAGCGGCGAACAAGCCGTCTAACTGGCTGGACGTCGACCACTCATTATCTGCGGTTGCCATCCCCCAGGGAGAAATAACCCCTTCCGACATTGGCCAGTTGGCGGCGCATAACCTCGAAGCGTGGATGCAGAACAACCGCGA